ATACTCCTTCAGAAGGAGGTCCGAAGATGCCTGCCGACCAGCGCATGAGATGGTCCTCACCTATGAGCAAATAGGGGTTTTTTACGTTCTCGTTTTATCCTAAGAAAATGAGAGTACCGCTTCCACGGCGTGATAGGGGTCTGGCCACGAGACTGATGCGGTGGTAGGGTTTTTACGTTTCTGATTTTTCAGCTTGGGGATTTTAAACCTTTCCCCTAAACAAAATCGGTGTACTGCAAGGTTCCGGCATATTGGACCTTTCGGCTAGCTTCAGTCAATGTAGGAATGGCATCCGTGAGCAAGAGCAACCAGCGCAAGGTTCTCGGGGGGGAAGATTAAACTTCCCCTTTTCTTTTTTATCGTTCTTCGAATATTTGTCATAATCTAGGGCGTTTGCGAAGATATATAAACTAAAATGTATATTTGCAAATGCGGGAGGAAATTTGAAAAACAAAATTCTTTAAATGCCCATTTTTCTCATTGTTTAATTCATAGAAATGGAAAAATTCCTATAAATCGTTTTAAGGGAAGGGAAAATTGGAATAAGGGGCTTAAAAAAGAAACTGATGAAAGAGTTCAAAAATATTCGAAATCATTAAAGGATTCTTTAAATAGTGGAAAGGTTATTCCGAGTTTTTTTGGGAAACATCATTCAAATAAAACCAAAGAAAAGCTTAGTTTAATTCAAAGCACTTCTCATAAAGGGGGATACTGCAAATGGATTCCATACCAAAAGGGGGATAAAATAATTTATCTTCAAGGATCCTGGGAATTTAAATATGCCCAATATTTGGACTCATTAAATTTGAAATGGATTAAACCCGGGAACGGAGATTTAAAATATTCTTTTTTCTGGATGGATGACTTGGGAATTAAAAGAATTTATACCCCGGATTTTTATATCATAGATTATAATCAATATATTGAAATAAAAGGATATTGGAGAGAAAATGATAGAATTAAAATGAAAAAAGTCCTTGAACAAAATAAAATATCTCTTCAAATTCTTGAAAAGAAAGATTTAAAAAATCTTAATTTATTGTAATCGCCCTCGTGATGGAAATGGGTAGACATACCAACCTCAAAAGTTGGTGCTTATAAAATAGCGTGTGGGCTCGAGTCCCACCGAGGGCACGACAGTGACAACAGGTTCCAGCCTGGTGCAAAATTGACTATAATAATAGGATGATGAGATTAATCTGGACGTATCATCCTTGCCACTGTTTCTTTTTATAACCAACATGTCCTTAATCTTTTAACCTACATTTAACAAAACTTATTTTCGTTTATAAGAAGATGAAGGGGACTTCAAAAACTGAATAATTGATTAAGAAGGGGCTATCGTCAATTTAGCCCCTTCTTTTTTATTTTATGACATTTTGTCGATAAATAAGGATCGGCATAATTATCGGAAGATATATATTATTTAAGGGATATTTTTAATTAAAAAACAAAATTATGAAAAAACCATTTTATTACTAGATTCATTCAAAACTTATCGTCATTACAAGACGAGATTTAGCCCCAGGAATTCAGGCTGTACAAGCTGCTCATGCGGCAATTGATTTCCAGCATCAACATTCTTCTATTGCTCGAGAATGGAATATAAATTCCAATTATCTCATTTTCTTATCTGTACAAGACGAGCAAGAACTCAAAAGATTTATTCAAAAATTTCAGATTTATGGTCTTAACCATACAGTCTTTGCTGAACCCGATTTAGATAATCAGGTTACTGCTGTTTGTGTTGAACCATCTGAAAGAACTATGAAATTATGTTCTCATTTACCTTTGGCACTCCGTGAATTTAACGGGTCTTTAACGCAAGGGTAATGAGATTTTTTGTATATTTAAATTAAAATTTTTGAACTATGGAACACTAGATTATTAGACCGCCTTAACCATGATTATTTTATTTGGACACTAAATGGACATAAAATATGAACATTTGGACATCAATCAGGACAATTTTAATTTTTAACTCAAATAAAATAATAATCATGGAAACTTTAACTATCAATAAAATTGCAATTAACGCTTTAAAAAGCGATATTAAAAAACTTTCTGAAGAGCAGAAATTTTTAAGAAATCAGAGAAAGACAGTTTACATCAAAGGGGAAAGAACAATGGAACCTTGGGTAGCTGCCATGAAACACAGGGCTAACAGAGAAAAATTAAGAATCATGTTTGCTGCTTATGGTTTAATGAGAGGAAAATCTTTAGAACAAATTGAACTAAAGTCATCTAAGGAAAACTCTATTAAAAACTTTCTACCTCAGGTAAGTAAAACTATTGAAACTTATAACAAATTATCAGATGAGTTACAAAAGTGATTTCAAAAAAAGGGAGCTCGAACAAGAGCTTGCAGAGGAAGAGCGAGAAATCCTTGAAGAAGAAAAAAAGTTAACTACGGAAGAACTTCGTAAAAAAAGGCGTCAGGAGATAGAGGATGAAATACGGAGAGAACAGGCAGGATGGTAATAACAAGCATGGACATTATCATAGACATGATGTCCATGCTATTTTGGTTGTGTAGTTCAGTGGTTAGAACAGAGGTCTCTAAAACCTTATACGCGGGTTCGACCCCCGCCGCAATCACAATTTTTTATTAAAACTTCAATAAAATAAGCCATACAAAGAATAAATAAAATAAATAAACTACGTATGGAATATTTAACTACTGAAACTTTCAAAGAGAAAGTTTTTAATTTTGAAAGCGAATCCGAATTTAAGGTAACAAAACCCACAATAATTGATTTTTATGCTGATTGGTGTGGTCCTTGCAAATCTATTGCTCCAATATTAGAAGATCTATCTAAAGAATTTGAAGGAAGAGTAGATATTTATAAAGTAAATGTAGATGAGAGTCATGAATTAGCTGGTGCATTTAATATTAGAAGCATACCTGCCCTTCTTTTTGTTCCTATAGAAGGTAAAGCTCAAATGATGGCAGGGGCCCTTCCTAAAACTTCTTTTAAGAAAGCCATTAAAGATATTTTTCACATTGAATAATGTCTCTCTTTGAAAAAATATTAAAACCCTCTGGATCAGAAAAATTCTGGCAGGAGATGTCTTTAGAAGATCGAAGAAGACTTCTTGAATCCCATAATCTTTGGCAGGGGGCTAATACATATTTTTGGCAATATTTACCTAAAGAAATTAAGGATTGTGTCGATGAGGAATATAAAAAGCTCGACGATAAGTCCAGATATGAATGAATTTGAATTTTATATATAAATAAAATTTAACAATTTTTTAACAAGAAAATATTTTTTTCTATAGAACTTTTAATTATATTTGCTCTATAGAAACTAACAAAGAATTTTTAGTTGTAGTAAGAAAAGAGTTACTTCGATGGCAATTTGAAAAACGCTCTTTTCAGGTTTCTCAACATTAATTTGCATACTTTTTTAATTTTTAATTTATATGCAAGCCCGAGAAACCCTTAGTTGATCGGGCTTTTTTTGTTAACTTAAAAAAAATAAAATGACAAACGAAATCGTTATTAGTCCAGTAAAAGACGAAAAGATTAATTCTCATATTGAAAAATCTCCAATCTGGGAAAAGGGGAAAGCTTTTAAAGCTGAGGAACTTACCGAAAAAATCAAGGGTATGCATCCTGCATGGTATGAATACACGATCAGATTCGATGGTTTGAAACCAATACAAATGACAAAATTTCGAGAAATATAAAGTAATTCACTAATAGTAAAAGAGGGGATCAATTATGGCTAAGTAATTTCAGATATAATAGAATAAACATTTTATGGAAAAAAAATTCAATTATGTTTATTTGACAATTAATAGAATTACCGGAAAAGGATATATTGGATCTCATGGTTCTTTTAAGGAGAAGGATAATTATATTGGAAGCGGATTATATTTTAAATCTGCTGTAAAAAAATATGGCAAACAAAATTTTATCAAAATTAAATTAAAAAATTTTGATACAATATTGGAAGCAAGAAAAGCAGAAGAACAATATATAGCGTTATTTGATACGTTAAGTCCTAATGGATATAATATGTCAATAACAGGTGGACAAGGAGAATGGGGAGGCAAACTATCAGAGGAGTATAAGAAGAAAATAAGTATTTCTATGATGGGAAAACATAAAGGAAAAATTCCTTGGAATAAAGGAATGAAGATGAATAAAGAGTTTTGTGAAAAAACAAATAAAGGAATAAGGGAAAAAAGAAACCTTAATAGAATAGGAAAAAAATATAAAACCAAAAAAACAGAAGAAAAATTAAAGGGGCCAGGAAAAAGAGGATTGGATAGAACACCTCGAAAACGAATGACCGAGGAACATAAAAAAGCTATTAGCGAAGCAAATAGGGGGAAAACAAAAAGAAGAAACCCAATGACAGAAGAACATAAAAAAGCTATCAGCAAAGCAAAATTAAAAACCAAATAATTCTTTATATTTAAACTTAAACTTAAACTTAAACTTAAATTTAATAGTAAATGGCTAAGTACAACACCAAGAGGGAAATTTCTCTCGCAGACCAGAAGAGCGGAGTTGAAAAGACTACTACTCACCAGGGCGGACAGGGTTACACCCAGCGTCCAGAAGCGGAACTTATCGGTATCCTCGCAACGGGTATGGGTAACAACTTTTACGAAAAGGAAACTGAACGTGAAAAGAGGTTCCGTGATGTTCTCGACAAGGTTGCAAAGGTTAACAAGCTTTTCGCAGCTAAGGCACTTATTTACGCTCGTACTATTTTTGGACAGCGTTCCGTTACTCACTTCGGTGCAGTTGAAATGATTCCTCACCTTCAGGGGGACCCACTTGCTAAGAAGTTCTTCACCAAGAGGGACAAGAAAGCAGAACGTGGCGGAATTATCTGGAGGCTTGACGATATGGCTGAAATCCTTGCAGCATATTTTGCAAAGAATGGCCAGGAAGCATCTCTTCCTAACTCCCTCAAGAAGGGATTCAAGGATGCTCTTGAACATGCTGACACTTACGAACTTGCTAAGTACCAGATGAAGAATAGGGGTGTATCACTTGTTGACATTGTCAACCTTGTTCACCCAGTTGAAACTCCTAAGAATGGTTTCATCTATATTCCTGAACAGGATTACCTCAAGGCAACTGCTGGAACAAAGTTCGTTGGCAAGGAATACCAGAAGAACGAAAAGGGCGAAGTCCAGGTTCCTGCACTCCGTGCTCTCGTACTCGGAATTCTTAAGCAGTTCAACACCGTTGAAGATAAGAATACTGAAGCTGGTAAGGTTGTAGCTGAAAAGGTTAAGAGCGGAGAAATCACTCAGGAACAGGCAGCAGCTCAGCTTAACGAAGCTAAGACTGAAAACTACAAGGAACTCATCGAAACCAAGAAGATTGGTTACCTTGCACTTCTTCGTAACATCAGGAATATTCTTAAGACTAACGATACAGTTCTCCTTGACAAGGCGTGCGAACTTCTTGTCGACCAGAATTTCATCCGCAAGTCACTTGTTTGGCCTCACCAGATTGACCTTGCTCTCGAAGTAATGTTAATCGAATTCAATGGTCGTCAGCTCCAGAAGATTGCAGCAGCTCTCGATGAAGCTTATGAAAAGTCAATCCCTAACCTTTCTCAGCTTCTTCCAGAAGGAAAGACTGCAGTTGTCTTTGACACTTCAGGTTCTATGGAAGGCGGATGGGGCGGTGGAATCAAGATTGATGGCAAGCCAAGCAACTCTCGCCCAGTTGATAAGGCAGCTCTTATCGCAGCAACTTTTGCTAAGGGTACCGGCGGAGACGTCTACCATTTCGGAACATCTTGCGCAGCTATTAAGGGCTGGAATCCAAATGATGCCATCAACACTCTTAAGAAGAGTTTTGCTCGTCATATCGGAGAATGCGGTCATGGTACTGTTTATTCATCTATTCTTCCTGAACTCGAAAGAGTTGGAGGTGGATACGACAGGATTCTTATCATCACCGACGAACAGGGTGCAGATTCTTTCGAAGATACCTACAAGAGGTATTCTGGAAAGTATGGAACTCCATACGTTTACTTCATTAACATTGTAGGCTACGGCCCAACAATGGCTAAGGCTGGAAACAAGGTATTCCGTCTCTTCGGATACTCTGCAGACATCTATGAAAAGATACCTCACTTGGAAATGAACATCAACGAAGTTATCGATGCAATTAACCGTATCGAAATCTAACATGGATACTAAGGACCCCGGGAAATCCGGGATCCTTTTTATTATCAATTAAGCAAGGTAAAGTATGATATAAGATAAATATAATCATACTATGGAAAAAAACCCTATTTTTTATATCTACTCTATTACTAATAAAATTCTAAATAAAAAATATATAGGAAGCCGGGTATGTTACAAGGATAAAATAGAGAATGATAACTATTGGGGCTCAAGTAAATATCTTCAGCGGGATTATAAAATATTCGGAAAAGAAAATTTTATAAAAGAAATAATATCTATTGAAAGGGATCAAAAAGATTTATTTGAAATAGAAGCTAAATTTATTTTGAAATATAATACTTTAGAACCTAATGGATATAATAGATTTTTGCCGAATAAGAGAAATGGTTTTTCTACAAGGGGATGCCATCATTCAGAAGAAACCAAACAAAAAATGATTTCATCTTCGATAGGTAAAAATAAAGGGAGGATATTATCGGAAGAACACAAGCAAAAGATTTCTAAATCATCAATAGGCAAACATATTGGGGAAATAAGGTCGGAAGAAACAAAAAGAAAAATAAGCCAATCTAATAAAGGATTAAATAAGAATAGACCATGTTCTGAAGAGAAAAAAGAAAAATTAAGGAAAGCATTATTAGGTAAAAATAGAGGAAAAATTCGATCAGACGAGACAAAAGAAAAAATGAGAATAGCAAAACTGGGAAAAAATAAAAAGGATATACAGGCATAAGCCTATTATCAATAAATTAATCAATAAATATTATCATGAGTAAAAACGGAACAGTAAAATTTTTCAACGAGACTAAAGGTTTTGGATTCATCAAAGAAACCGGAACTGGAAAAGAATACTTTGTTCATATTTCTGGCGTTAAGGAAAACACCTTACGAGAAAATGATGAAGTAGAATTTGATCTCGTAGAAGGAAAGAAAGGTTTAAATGCAGTTAATGTCGTATTAGTATAACTTTTACTTTTAACCAAAATTTAACACCCGGGATATTTTTTTATCTCGGGTTTTTTTTGTATATTTGTAAAAATAATCAGTATGGAAGAGCTTGAATTATATGTTGTTCGAAATAAGCAAGGACAATATTTCCGCAATAAAGGATATGGCGGCTATGGATCTAACTGGGTAAATGAATTAAAAAAAGCCAGGATCTATCCCAAAATTGGTCCGGCAAGAACTCAGGTTTCGTTTTGGGCTACAAATTATCCAGAGTATGGAACCCCGGATATTCTCGTTTTAAAGGTTTCAGTAATACAGGTTCTTCAGGAAGAAGATCGGGTAAAGAAAGCAGCTTTAAAAAGGAAAAAAGAAGAAATTTCAAAACAACTTTATTGGGCAAAGAGGGAACAGGAAAAAGCTGAAATTAAAGTTAGACAACTATCAGATCAAAAAGAAGCTCTTTTAGCAAAACAAAAAGTTGAAAAGCTCGAGGAAGAATTAAAATCTCTATCATGAGAAAATATATGTGGATAAACAAATATAGGTATTGACGATTTATTAGGATGATATGATGAAATATAGAATGTATTTTTTTGTTCCTTATAATATATCTCCTATTCAGCAGGCGATACAGGCAGGACATGCAGCATTAGAATATGCTTTTCGTTATTATAACCCAGTTGAAGGAGAATTGATTAGTTTTATGACAAATGATAAAACCTGGATTATTCTTAATGGGGGAACTACTAATAAAAATTTTACTACAGAAGACGGTTTCCCCCCTCAAAGAATAGGATCCTTAAATGCTATAATGGATAGTCTTGAAGAAAAAGGAATACAATATTCTTTCTTTGAGGAACCTGATCTTAATGATGCTCTTACGGCAGTTTGCTTCCTTGCAGATGAAAGAGTTTGGGAAATCAAAACATATCCGGATTTAGCAGATTATATCTTACATAATCTTGTGATGGCGGACAATGAATATGTCTCAGTAAAATCAATGAGAAAAGAACAACTTATCGAGGAATTTCCTGGGCTTTATAACAAATGGAAAAAACTAATAGGAGGGGAAAGTAATGAATTTTTAAGAGATCTAATCAGAGGAAAAAAATTAGCATAATGGCAACAATTAATGAAATAATGTCAGATCTGGATGTTATTAATCAACAAATATCAGCTGTTGTTGTAGAATTCAATGAGTGGCTTGATATATGTAAGGAAATGGGAATGACTGATGATGAGATATTAGCAAAAATAAATGAACACTGGGATTTTTCTTCTTTTTCATCATTGGAAGAAGCAATTGAATGGTTTGAGGATTTAGGAATTTAATTATGGCATTCTTTTCTTTCGGCGGAGATTATCCAGATTCAGGGCCTTTATCACATTGGTCAGAGGATTTTTCATATAATAATGATATTATGGACATAGGTTCGGGAAATGCCTATCCGGCAAATGCTTTGAGTAATTTTGCCCCTCATCCATTTGAGATTGATGGCGTAAAATGCAATTCTATGGAAGGATTCTTGCAATCTCTGAAATTTGAATCCAAAGAGATGCAAGAATATGTGTGTACTCTTGTAGGATATTCCGCTAAGAAAAAAGGATCCAAAAAGAATTGGAAAAAATCCCAGACCCTTTATTGGAGAGGAACCCCTATCAAAAGAGATTCCCAGGAATATCAGGATCTTCTCGACCGTGCGTATTCAGAATTATATAAAAACACAAAGTTTAAATCAGCTTTGGAAGCTTCTGGTAAATCGGTCCTTACTCACTCAATTGGTAAATCCAAAATATCCGAAACTGTGCTGACAACTAAGGAATTTTGTTCAAGACTTACTAAGCTAAGGGACACGGGAACTTTAACGCCGCCTAAACAAAAAAAATTAATTTGATATTGTTATTTTTAGTATTTTTATAAAAAATAAAACAATGGGAATAATTGCTAATCATATTAAAGGTAATCTCTATGCCACATCGGGGGATTTTGAATTTGCATTTCTTAAAGATAGATGCGAATTAATATTAAGAAATGATCCTGCTGTTTGCAGCCAACGAGATGATTTAATTTCATTAAAAGATGGGAAATATCGTATAGAGGGAGGAGTCCTTTATATAAAAGCTACCAGAATTTATTTTGGCTATCTTCCTAGTTATTGTGAAAAAGAAGATGTTTGGAGTCCAAGAGCAATTTATTGGCCAGATGAAAAATTCCTTTTATCTCTGGAAAATCCCCCCGAAGTAAAAGAGGTTATCATCAAAAGATGGTGGAGGAATAATAAAAAAATTCAAGCGATTGAATTATCTGAAGATGACCCCAGATGGTATAAAGCTAAAGTAGAGCATCCTTTCGAAATGGCTATAGAAAATTTCAGGCTAAATGAATCAAATTTTGCAAAATGAAATACGAATACAAAGCTATTACTATATTAAGAAAAGAATCAATTAAAAATCCCCTAAACTAATGTCAGCAATGCACGACGTATTTATGTTTACGGCTTTTCACTTTGCAAGTAAAAGCCATTGCGTATCCCATCATGTTGGAGCGGTCATTGTTAAAGATGGAAGAATCATATCAACAGGAATAAATGGAACTCCAGAAGATATGCCTAATTGCGATGAGATTTTCGATAAAGATGATTTTGACAGAGAACAGCATCATCATTGGTCAAAGGATAATGAAATACATGCTGAAATGAATGCAATTGCTTTTGCCGCAAAACATGACATCGGAATAGGTGGAGCAGATATGTATGTCACTATTTCTCCTTGCAATGATTGTCTTAAGAATATGATCCCTGCCGGAATTAAGAATGTTTATTATCTTTATCTTTATGATAAGATCTCCCTTAATCCTGCTCTTTTGAAAAAAATAAATGTTCAGGAAGTTCCCGGATCAGAAGAGATTAAAAAATTTGTAGAATATAATGATCTTTTATATAAACCTAAAAATCGTTAAAAATGGGATATTTTGTTAAAGATGAATATAGAACTAGTCCTCTTTCTCACAGACCAGGAGGATTTGATGTTCAAATTTTTTTTCAACGGGGCCTTCAAGAATTTATTCAAAGGTAAAATCTCCTTATAAATTCTGGAAAGAATCAAGGGAAAATGATCCAAATATAAAGGGATATAAAGTTCGCGGAGTTTCAAAATAATTATCATGGAAGATACAGGAAGACCTTTAAAACCCGTACATTTTCACCTTTTTAAACCTCATAGCAGTATCTTTAAGAGTTCGAAGAAAGATAAGGCACAGGTTCAATTAGTAATGTGTTCTAGATCTGATGAATGCGATCTTTTTAAAAGAGGCCAATGTTCTTTTACTTCCTCTTTTGGATGGCATGCTTGTCCTTATGGAACCTATAGAAAATATGAAGGATTTACACCTAAAGCAAGAGCTTATTCAGAATGGATAAGAAAGGAAGAAGAAAAATACAAGGGAACACCATATCTAAATAGTCATTCAGATGTTTTAGCTTTCATTGGGGATTATGTATTTCTTCCTTATGCTCACATGGATATGGCTGATGTGGGATGGATACAAAAAAACACCGGCTTCTTTGGTAAAGGATGTGCTTTCTTAAAGAAAGAATTATTTACCCCTCAGACAGTTCTTCAACTGATTGATTTTAGACCTCAAGCAATGATGGGAGGGGAAATAAAGGATTATCAGGAAAAATCAATCCCAAAATTTGTTAAGCATCTTCAGGAAAAATGCCCTGATTTATTGAAGGAAGTTGAAAAG